TTTACCACGTTGAACGCAACCATCGGCGCGAGCCGAAACAGAACCGCCCTTGGCGAGCTTCGTCTTGGGTTTGCCCTTGTGCATGTTGGCTTCGTGTTTGCCGACTGCAGCCGAAATCATGGCCTTGTCCTGCTTCATGTCCTTCTTGTCCATGTCAGTCCTTTCCGAGAAGTTTCTGCACCGTTTTTGTCTCGTAGATACGGATGCCAGTCCAGATGATGGTGAAGATAGCGGCAACAGCCGGAAACACGTCCATCATAGTTCCCACAACGGTGAACATAGAGGCCGCGTCAATCATAGTCTTTTCACCGTCAGTCATGTCAGCACTTCCACGCACGGAGGGATTTGTTGATACGGCTATTAGGATCGTTGGCAGTCTTGGACGACGTCAGCTTCTTCTTCATCCCGGACATCCGAGCGCAGAAGGACTTCTTACGGGCACCACCTTCAGGTTGCGGGGCCTTGAGCCCCGGCTTCCCCGGATTGGCTTTGTTGTAGGACGCACGACCTTTGGCGTTCAGCCCGCCCTTTTCGGACTTGCCTTCCTTACGCGTCCAAGCCGGGGTCTTAGCCATTACCGCGTCTTCCTCTTGACCTTACCACCCTTAGCCTTAGTCACGGCCTTCAGGTCCTTGGTGTTATCACCGGATAGACGGTTACCCGACTTAACGGACTCACCGGGAGACGGCATACCCGGACGCTTCTTGGGCGGCATGAGCTTCTTAGTTTCAGCACCAACCTGTTTAGAGACGCGATTGCCCGAAGCGACGCTGTCTCCAATGGGCGGCATACCACCGGCACCGAACTTGCGCTTCTTCATCATACGAACCGACCTTTCGTCTTACCCTTGGTGGCGCAGCCATCGGCGCGCTTGGAAGCGGTACCACCCTTAGAGAAGCCCGGAACGCCGCGTCCCTTAAGAACATCAGCCCGAGTGACTTTGCCATCGCCGGTAAGGTCGGTGAGCTTGCCGCCCTTGGCCATCTTCTTGACCGTGCCGCCCTTCTTGAAGGGAATAGACAAGCCTGCGCCGATAGACCTGCGCGGACCTATACCCATAGACAGGCGCTCGCCGTCTTCCCCATGGAAGGTGGGGCCAACAAAACCAGCAGTACGGCCAAACGGCAGGCGAGTACGGGTCGGAGTGTAACTCCTTGCAGGGGCAGACGTACCACCATCGCCACCGCCACTCGGCATCGACGGACCTATCATACCGCGACCGCTGGGTGGGGGCAGATCGGCCAAGTTAAACGAGCCAGAGCGCCGACCAGTTACCGTGATCGGTTGGTCTTCAGGCTCCCCGCGCACGGGGTTGATTCCGCCTGCCCGACCCCCACTGGCGTAACGCTTCTTAGCCATTATGCCACATCCTTCTGCTGCGGGGCGATCATCGGGTAGAGAACGTCGTCCCCAAAGTTACCTTCGTACTCTTGCACACCCATGTGACCCAGCTTGATGGTTGGATCGACCCAGACTTCAAACCCATGCGAGCGAACACGGTCGCAGAAGAGATAATCCTCCCCGACGTAACCTTCTTCGGTCAACATAAAGTCGAACATGCAGGGGACGGTGCGCTCAGAGCGCTCATCATAATAGCGCCACTCAGGGTGGGCTGCATCGAGGGTCTCAAACACATCACGGCGGACCATCATGAAGGCAGTAGCTACACGCCTTGCACGAACGAGACCCATGTCGTTCATCGTAAGTTGATCGTCCGCATCATAGTCCAACGAGCCAATATAGGTCTTCGTTGTGCTACGAGTGCGCGGTATACCGGCAACGATGCCCTTCTTGGGGTCTGAAGCCCAAGCCATCAGACGGAAAACGTCTTCAGGTTCAAAATTAATGTCGCTGTCGATGAACATCAGGTCCGTGCAATCGGAGTCCAGCATGTCCTGTGCAAGCAGGTTGCGAGCACGGGAGACAACAGAGCAGCCGCAAATGCTACCGATCTGAATGTTCACCCCGTGCTGCTGGGCTTGCTGTGCAAACCGAGCCAACGAAATAGCGAGCTTCAGGGAGACCTTGAAGTCGTAGGCGGGCAGCGCGATAAACACACTGCGCCCCGCTAGATTATAGGCTTTTTCGTTCTGCATGGCTCACCTGTCATTCGTTATAGAGGATACCCTATTACGAAGTAGCGAATGGCGTGGCAATTACACCCGAACCAAGCAACGCACCTTGGATCAACCACTGAGTTGCAGTGACAGCCGTGATGGTGAAATACGAACCAGCGATACCACCGGTAGTCGTACCGTCAAGGTTGATCGAGCGAATAGTTGTACCGTTAGCAAAGAAGGTGGTATCGGTGCTGGCACTGACGGCGATAAACGCTGAACCCAACAAGAAGTTGCCTGCAGCCGTGATGACCTTAACCGCACTGGCGGCAGTTGAGAGGAAAAACGTATAGCTAATACCAAGGTTGTTGGGGTTGTTTGGGTCAGAACCCGGACCAGCCGAAGCAGGATCAGCCGTTGCGTTAAGCGCAGGCAACGTAATCGTGGTCGTCGCGGCAGTAATGTTCATGGTACGGCCAGCGTAGGTGTTGATGTCCAGTGTCAACGTGGCGGTCGAAACTGCTTTGATCGAACCGGGACCATCTGAGATAAAGCCGTTCAACGAACGAACAGGGCCTTGGAAAGTTGTAATCGCCATAAAATATCTCCGTGTAGTAGCACATTCCCACACCGTCGCTACTACGTCTGCTAGGACAGTCGGTGCGGGACAAAACCCTAGTAGCTGTAAGATATACACTGCATAAAAGAAAAGGGGAAGAGGTTTCCCTCTTCCCCTCTAGGTTCTTACGAAGAACCGGGTGAGCCGAACATACCCAGCGGGTCAGAGAAGCCAAACGAGTAACGCTCGCGGGCCTTATAACGCACGTTACCGGTATCGAAGTCACCGTCCATGCCCGTGCTCATCGGAGTACGAACAAAGTGCTTCAGACCGTTCGGGACGTCGGTCGTCAAGAACCAAGCATTGGTGTCGGTCAGGAAGTGGTTAACGGTGTAACCTTCCGGGATCGAACCATTGTTCTTGATGGCGTTGATGTCGTTATCGGAGGTACCGACACGCAGTTCCGTCTCAAGGAGGCGGGTTGCAACGAACATCAGGCTCGGCGGGATGACCAGCTTCTTCGGCTTAGCCGCGATCAGCAGGCTGCGCTCGTCGGTCCAAGCAGCAATCTGAATGACTGCAGCTTCAAGCGACGTTTCGTTAAGGTCAGCCGCAGTCGCAGGACGGTTGCTGTTGGTACCGCCCGAAACCAGCGGGTGAGCCGTCGAGAACAGAGCCACACCATCGCCGCCGGGGAAGGAAGCGCTGAAGCCGTTGTTCAGGACCGCAGCAGCCTTAGTCTGCTTGGTGTACGACATCGCGCGGGCGAGGGCCTTGGTATAACGAGCCGACAGGCTGTCATACAGGTTGTCTTCAATCGCTTCTTCAGTCAGCGAAAACCCGAGGGCAATCGTTTCGTGAGTGTAGCGAGCAGTGAAGACTTCCTGACCGTTGTCGTATGCAATGGCCGAACCTTCGTTCTTAACCGGAGCAGCCGAGAAGCCCGACAGCTTGGTTTCTTCTTCGAACGAACGCTCAGAAGTCTCCGTTTCGAAGATTTCCTTATGCTCTTCGCCGTAGCGTGCATATTCCAGACCGAACAAGGCGTTCAGACCGGGGAGAAGCTCTTTAAGGAGCTGTGCGCGTGAAATTGCCATGTGTTAAACTCCCCTTACACGCCGGTTGGGTTGAGGTAAGGATGCATACCTTGGTTCCACTTGACCACAACTTCCGTGAAGGAACCTACGGACGACTGGGTTTCGGGGATGACATCAATGATGCGGATAGGGAACGTCGAGGTCGTACCCGTGGTGCTGCTAATAGCAACACGCGAGTTACCCGTAGTGGTCGAACCAGCACTCTGAACCAGAACAGCGTTCTCACCGACGTTTGCACGGGTGATAAAACCGACAGTCGTGGCGTTGGACTGCGGAAACGCCGACACAGTACCAGAAATCACGGCAACTTTATACAGTGCGTCAGGGTCATCTTGCACGTATGCGACGATGTCTGAAGCAACAGTGTTAGCTGCGTAGAACTGACGGAACGTCTTACCAAAGGTTGGGTCGGTATACGAGCAACCAAGGAAAACGCCGACAGGGGTAGCCGCGCTCGTGCCGACGTCCTTGTCGAGCGTCCCCGAGCTATTCAGCTTTACGACGTCACCAAAGAAGATGCTCGTTGCGGAACCGGAAGTGATCGGGATTTGACGCGTAGCACTAGCAAAGACCTGACCACCGATCAGGTTAATAGGGATGAGTCCGTATGGACCATCAACTGCGGGATATGACATATCTAGCTCCTAGCTTATCTGCCTGAACCAAATGACGTTTTGGAGTTACGCTCCCGGAAGAGCGGCATCCTCGGGTCATTCTCTCGCATGAAGTTGTTGTCCACGGACTCGTTCTGGGCTTGGGTCTTCTGCTCGAAGTGCTCTCGGCGTTGATCCATAAACTCAGACGGTACCTTGCACAGCAACAAACCTGCGACTTCGATGTTGTCTTTGAAGCGGCTGTCCGGGTCCACCATGAACTTAAACTGCGGTTGCTCTTCGATCCCTACCGGTTCCCAACCTTCGCGGAAGGCGGCAGAGATATTACGAGCATCGTTCTGACCGAGCGTAGAAACACGCACCCAACGGTACGTATATCCCGGCTGCTTGTCCGGTTCGGGCAGCGTTGAAGCTGGTTGCCAAACCTTCGGGCGCTCTGCCTGTTCACGACTTTGACGTGGCGCACGTGCCACATCGACCTCATTCAAGTCATCCAAAAGCTTACTCTGTGCCATGATTAACGCTCCATCTTCATAACTTCCCGAGCATATTGCTCGGGGGTAAGACCCAGTTTCTTAGCGATTGTGAGCTGGGACTGTTTCAACACGATCTTTTTGGAGGATGTGCTGCGGGAAGCTGGTGCAACCACGGGCGCAGATTTAAGCTTCGGGTTACCCGAAACTTGCTTCTCTGACTCCCCGAAGTACTCGGGGAAGCGCCGACTCATCGTTTTGTCGATGGCCTGCCAGTATTCGTCGGAGCCCACAAACTGCGAGCCACGTTCCCTCTCCAGCTTCTGGTGAAGCCCAAGAGCAGAGGCCGTCATCTCCGGGTCAACTCCCCACCACGTATTGCGCTCTTGCCACGCAGTCGTTTTGGAGTCCAACGTAGGAATCTGGACCTGCTGTTGAGAGCTTTGTACCTCTTCTTCTGGGGCTTGTAAAGTAGGTCTATAGCCTGCAAGCTGCTGAAGCTTATATTGCACGGCGTTAAGCTTCTCCTGTGCGTCAATAACGCGGTCAGAGTCGCCTGCTTCGTACGCATCTTTGTAAGCACGGCGGGCGTCTTGAAGCTCAAACTCAGCCGACTGCTTGAAGCTACCGACAAGGGTCTGCTCACCTTCAGAGAGCGAAGCTTTCAGCTTGCGGTTCTCTTCTAGCGCTGCGCGGGCAGCGGCCAGAGCCTCGTTATTCTCACGTTGATACCGCTCTTTCTCGCGGCGCTCATCGTGCCAGACCTTCTTCATCTGCTTGAGGCGGGTTCTGACCTTATCGGAGTACTCTTCGAGTTCGTCAGCCTCCAGTTCCTCAACGATCTCCTTCGGCATAGGCGCACGACCTCGGTCGGCCTCCGGAGTATCGTCTTCAACCTCGATGCTTGGCTTGTTATCGTCGTCCTCGACTTCCCACTGGATGTCGTCGTCATCAGGCTTGGTAGCCATACTGCTTCTCCTTTGTACGGTTGCCCGTTTTACCCGCGAGCGATCCCACGGGGGTCTTCAACAACCGCTTCGACCGAGTCATCATTGATGAGACGGAACTCACGGCCATGAATTTTCACACGGCTACCCGCATGGGGGCGCGTGAGGATGAAGTCGCCTTCCTTGCACCAAGCACCGGACGGGAACTTGCGCTCGTCTGCATAAGCATCAGGACCAAGCTTGACGACGAACAGTACCGGCGTGGTAAGCTCCTCAAACTTCTTGGTTTCATCAGCTTTGAACAGGCCACCAGCGGTTTTGTCTTCCACTTCAGGGATAGCGCACAGGATGCGGTAACCAGAGGGGTCGGGAAGCTGCGTGGCCCGATCTGCGACCGGAACTTCCGGTTCTGCGGAGGTCTTAACAATAGGCTTACCGTGGAGGTTAACAAGCGCGGGTTTGGCCGCGCCAATAATCTCAGTCATCATTCTGTTCCATTCGTTGCGCGGTTTCCAAGAGGATGTTATTCGCCGTCAGCAAACCGCGATAGATGCCGCAAGCGTACTTGTAGGCACCGAAATCTTCAGCACGGCCCATGGCCATATCTGCTTCGATCACCTTAAGTTCTTCTTGTACCTTGTTTGAGAGGTACTTTAGCAGGTCAATACTCATTGTTATTCCTCAGTTTGCTCTTGGGGAGTGTTGTTATTCTGAGTTACACTTGAGCGGCGCATACTCTCCATCTGGCTGCGCGCCACCTCGATGCCCATCCGAAGCCCCGCTTCTTGCTGCTGAGCCGACATATTGGCCTTGTCGGTCGCCATTTTGGCACCAACCTGCATCCCTGCGATCTCGGCCTGAGCCCTGATGCGCTTCTCTTCCAGCTCAAGGCGGTCGTTCTTCTCCATGGCATCAACAGCCATCTTCTGCCGCTTGATCTCAAGCTCACCCTTCTTGATCTCAAGCTCCTGCATCTGCATCTGGACGATGGGGTCCTCCTGCGCCTGCTGGTTCTGCTGCTGCTGAGCTTCGGCTTGGTTCTTCTTCAGGAGCTGCTGGGCCGCTGCGGCGGCCAGACGCGAGACCTGAAGCTCAATGTCGGGCGACATCTCTGCGTTGGGCGGCGGCATGGGGACACCTGCCTGCTCTTCGATCTGCTTGCGGTACGAGAACGCCAAATGCTCGTTAATGTGCGCCTGCATAGCCGCCTGCATCAGCTGAGCGTTGGGGTTCTGACCCATCAACTGGGCCATCTTGGGGTCCTGCATCGCGGTCATGTGAACCGTAATGTGAGCCTCATGGTCCTGATAAATGAACGCCTTAACTGGCTTCCCGTTGATGACGTCCATGTTCTCGGACACAGGATCACGCGGCTTCATATCCTCGTCGTCCTTCAGCGGGACGAGCTTCTGAGCGTTCTTGATACCCAGCACGTCCAGCATCTGGCGATGCAGGTATGGCATGTCGTAAATCTGCGGGGCACCCTGCGCCAACTGCAGCACAGCTTGGTACTGCACGATCTTCTGCGCCATAGTGGCGGCGTTGGGGTCCGACACGGGGATGACATACACCATGTCATAGTCGGCCTGCTTGGCCCGACGACCACCTTCTTCCGGCTCGTAGCTATACGTCGCTGGCGTATAATCCCGGATGATACCCTTCAGGAGCTTGAACTCCTGCTTCATCGAGTAGTGGATGCGCGCCTGAACAGCCGACATCGTCTTGAGCGTACGCTCAAGGATAGCCAGCGTCGTACCCACCGGGGCATTGGCCGACATGTCGCTGATCTTCATATCAGCAGCGCCAGCGAAGCGACGGCCTTCCTCAACGATGGTGTTGAGGAGCGAATACAGGACTTGGCTCGGCTCTTTATACGGCAGCGGCATGATGTTGTCGCGCATCGTACCCGACGCCACATCGACGTCACGCCACTCAGCCGGAGCGATAGGCGTGTCGTCACCCTTTACGCGAAGACCTTTAGTTTTAAACCCACCCGGTAGATTTGACAGAGTACCAGCATCAACAAGCTGGCGAATAATACTGGTACCAGATTTAGCAAAAGCACCAATAAGGTGGATAAGGCCAAAAGCGTAGAAGCCAAATCCCGGAATGTATCCGTAATGGACGAAGTGATTGCGCTTCTTCTTGAGTTCATCATCGGGGTCCCAGTTTCGACGGATAGCGAGGATTGTACTCGTACCCTTTTCGATGGTTACAATGTATGGAACAGCAATCTCAGCTTCCGACTCGTCCTTGGCAAACTTATCGTCAGGCAGGACCAAATCAACCTGCATCTCCAACAGCTTGTAGCGGTCATCGGTCGATGCGCGGAAGCCCATCTTCTCGGCAATGGCCTTCTCGATCTCGTCAAGGCTATCGACGGGGTCTTCAAGCTCGACATCACGGTAGAACCCAGCGGCCTGCAGCTTGGCCATCTCGTTCGGGGTCTTCCGCATCACATGGGTGACGCGCCCAGAAACTTCCAAACTGGACGCGCCATAAGGTACAACGACGTCCTCGGCGGGTACGTACATTGCAGCCTGACGACCCAGTGACGGGTCGTAGTACACCTTCTTGAACGCGTTACCTGCAAGACCCAGACCCCACAGCATCCGCTCATGTTCGGGACGATACTCGACCATAACGTCGGTCAACTGGTAGTTCATATCGTCTTGGACGCGCCGCGCAGCGTCTTTCTTCTCAGACGTTTCCTTACCGATAATCTCGGTTTTCACCGGCCCCGCAGCGGGGAACGTCTCCATCATGGTCTCGGCTTGGAACTTGACCAGAGCTTCGCTCAACATCGGGTGGTAGATACCGCAAGCACCCGGCCACGGCTCAGTCCGGTCGTCGATCTTCATCCCAAGCAGGTCAAGACCATCGACGTAGGTCTGCATCCAGTCCTTGCGGCTGGAGATATCCTCTTCAAACTCACCGATCAGGTCACTAGCAAGCTCTGTAAGCTGTCCGTCGTCAAGGATGTCCGCCAAGTTCTCGTTGAACCCGTCGTCTTCCTCGGCATCAGGGTCGATCTCGATCTCCGTGTCGCCCGCGCGGATGGTAACCTCTTCCGGGTCCTCAATCTCGATCTCAATGTCCTCATCCGGGACGTTGACACCCCGCATCATGCCGGAGGCAAGCGAACTGTCCAGCCCCAGCGGAGCCTGATTAAAAGATTTATCGACGGCCATCAGTAGTATCCCTGTTGCTTACGCCTCTTAAAGTACACAATATCATCTGGTTCGTCGAGGTTAGTCGTAATGTACCCACCTTGCCTGAAACGCATTAGGGCTAAGGAAGTGCTATCGACATAGTCATCATGCTCACCGCCCGGAAAGGACGCCACTTCTTCAATGACTTCCTCGGCCCAGTGAGTAGCAGGTGCCCATACCCGCCCAGACGCAAATAGATCAGAAACAGCGTTCAGACGGCTGATCTTGTCGTTCCCCCGTGACGGAGTGAACTCCTGCACCGGGATACCCATCGCCCGCATCTCGTAAATCAAAGGCGCACCCGAAGCCTTCTTTTCGATGATGACGCTGTCCGGTTCCCACTCCTTCCACTCCTCGACGGCGGTGCGTTTAAGCGCTGGGAACTCCATGCGGTCGCGGAACGCGTTGAGGAGGATGATATTTGCCTGCTCCGTACCGTTATCATCCGGCTGGTAGAACACGCCCCACGTAGTAAGCGCCGAATAATCGGCTCGCTGCGTCTTTTCGAAGGCGGTATCCCACGATTGGAGCAGAAACTCACACTTGGGGGGCACGTCGCTGTCCCAGACCTGCCACCACTCACGCTTAATGATAGCAGAAGTGTCAGATGTCGGGGCTTGTTGGTACTGAGCCTGCCATTTGGAGTTGGGCAGCTCTTCTTTGAGCGCCTGAAGCTCCTTCATAGACCAAAATTCAGGCCACAAGGGGTTCCCGGACGGGAGGATCGCGGGAAACTCGATCACCTCCCACTCATCACCACCGCGTTGTGCCGCCGCCTTCAGCACTTGCCCCGTCAGGTCGCGCTTCGACCAACGAGTCATCACGATGACGATAGCCCCGCCCGGCTGGAGTCGCTGTCGCGGCCCCGAAGTGTACCATTCGTACGTCTTATCGTAGATATCTGGGTTGATTTCGGCCAACGCCGCTTCCTGTTCGGAGTGCGGATCGTCGATAATGAGCACGTCGGCACCCTTACCGGTCACGGCACCACCGATACCGATAGCGAAGTAATCACCCCCCTTCGAAGTATTCCAGCGACCGGCAGCTTTGCTGTCGGAAGCCAGAGAAAGATCGGGAAACAACATGCGATACGTATCCGTATCGACCAAGTTACGTACCTTACGGCCAAAACCCACCGCCAACTCAGCCGTGTGAGACGCTTGAATGACCTTCTTATGCGGAAACTTGCCAAGAAACCACGCGGGCAGGAGGTAGGAGGCAAACTCCGACTTAGTATGTCGGGGCGGCATGTTGATAATCAGGCGTTTGCACTCACCACGAGCTACCCGCTCAAACGCATCAGCCATCCGTGCATGGTGCCGACCGCCGATGAACGTCGGCCAGACCTGATTAACAAAGGCAAGGAACCGATCCTGCGCCAGCTTCTTACCCTTAAGCTCCTGCAGCTTCTCAAGCTGCGCCAGCAATAGCTCCTGCTCTGCTAGAGATAGCTGTGGCAAAATTGCCGGGATGTCTTCAAGGCTGATGTCAGCTAGCATCATCGCCCTCGTCTTCGTCGTCGGGCAACTCAGCAATGCCTAGTTCGTCGTCGAGGTCGCGGCCTAGCGGGGTAATGTCAATAACATCGGCGTTCAGCAGGCGCTTCACGCGCTCCTTGATGGCGTTCTCAAGGTCTTCAGGGTTCTTATAGTTGATCGTGATCTCGGACTTGTTGGTGAACAGGCCAATGTCGCTGTGCTTACCGAGCAGTTCCAAAGCCTTAAGCTCGAACTTGGTGTCGCCGCAGTTGGCGATCTCCATCAACTTATGGGTAATAGCAGACCGCGCTTGGTTTGCATCCACCGCCATTGATTGTCCGTAGGTGCGCAGGAAGGCAGCGGCAGCGTACGCCGTATTCACCCTCTGCAGCGGCTCTTTGTCCTGCTTCTTGACCACCGCTTCGAACAGCTTCTTCTCGCGTTCGTGGTCCTCTGGGGATACTTCGACAGGTGTACCGAGGTGCGCCATCAACTCTGCGGTGCCACCCGCTACTGCAAGCTCGTCAATGAAAGTCGCGGTCTCTTCGTCCGCCCAATCATACGGGATTGGGAACTCATCCGTGGGTTCGACTTTAACAACAGGCATACAGCGCAGCATCCGGTTTGGGGGAGCAGACGCACCTTATAGCTGCGGTAGCAGGAGGAAGTAAAGGGGTGAGTACTAGTCAAAAATATGTACCCCCACGGGGTAGGGGACCCAAACAAAAGGTGACGGGGGGTCTCTCTGTGTACGAGGTGTCGGGCGTTCGGTGGGAAAAAGCAGGGGTAGGGGGGTCGAAACTTGGGAGAACATGATTGACTGAGCAAAACACTATGTATGCGCGACGGGACTCCGAAGCCCCTGCCGAGGGGGGTGGCGGGGTGGTGGGGGAACGGATAGGGAACATTCGATCCCCGCCCCTATTTTTGAGAACAAACGGGGGACACAGCCTAACAATGTTATATTTTCCTTGTATCACCCCGAAAATCATGCTCTAAGTTGTTCATCGGAACGGCACCCGCCGCTCCGATTAACCTAAGCCCTAGCCGGATGGTTAGGCATACTGAGGGAATACCATCATGACCACCACCATCACCACCACCGTTGACGGTATCG